AATAACTTCGTAGATAGTGCAGGATCAGCTTATATTTTTGAAGGTTAAATAATAGCAAGAAAATATGATGATTAAGATTTACCATAACAATATCTATAATCCTTTGAATCATATACATAAAAACAATTTAATATGTAACCCATAAATTAAAATTCTAATGGTTCATCTTTTGAATCCTTTGATTCACTACTATTTCTAATTAATTTTAAATTCTTTTCAATTATTTCTTCCCATTTATTTACATTGGGTGATTCTTCCTTTTTTTCATAATATGAATCTCTCTTTCTAGCTTTTTGAATATTGTATTTGGGTATTGGAATTTTCTTTATTGGTTTCTTATTTGTTCTTACAAATAACAAATTACTTGAAACATCCATCGTATTCATTTCATTCAAATTCTGTTCAAATGATTCGTAACTTGTTAGACTCGATAAAGAGTTTATTGAATTAAATGATTTTAAACTTATTACAGAAGGTAAACTATTTGTTGAATCAGAAGAGTTTTTTCTACTAGAGTTGGATACCGGATTCTCACAACAATCTTCTTTTTTGTCCATATTATTTTTTATAAAAAATCTTTATATTCTATATATGGATTTATTCAATATTAATAATTTTATTTATTTTATTTATTTCATTATTGGTGGTTTATTATTTACATTTATATATCATTTTAGTAAAACAAATAACACAATTGTTTGCTCTATTATACCTGCATTCCCAAGTTTATTTTTAGTTGGTTATTTACTCTTGTATTACTTTAATGGTAACTTAGAACAATATACATACAATACTATTTTTACTTTTGGTATTGATGTAATTGCTATGATGCTATTATTGTTTCTTTTAATTACATTAAAAAATGATTTAATTAGTATATTTATTTTTACATTGTTCACTATTTATAGTATGTATTATCTTGTTCAAAATAAAACACTCTTATAAACGTCCTGGAGCTGGAGTCAATCTCTCAGTAGACCAAATTTCATTCTTCTTTTTATTCTTTATTTTTATACAATGCTTATTTAATTTTCTCAATGATGGGATTTTATATCTTGCATCAAAATATAAATGACTTTCAAAATCTACTTTCTTAAATTCATAATTTAATTTTTGCGCCAAAAATGCTATTGCTGTTTGTGATTGAGATATATCATTTACTATTGGATATTTATTTAATCTATAAATTTGAAATAATTTACTTGACATCATTGGATCCTCTTCAATTGAAAAACTATCATCACTATCATAAAAATCATTATATTCATATGAATATTCTACAGCATAACCTTTTGACAAATACTCATTTAGTTTTATAAATTCACTAGATGTTATTTTTTCATCATTAGATTTTTTGTAAAACAGAGGCAGTATTTTATGAATTTGAACTATATTATGCATATTCTCTATTAATAATTTATTAAATTCGTAATCATAATCAATGTTTTTTAATTCTATTAAATGAAAACACGGATTACAATTCAAATATAAATATTTTTTAATTTCAGTTGTTATATTACTATTATTTGTTAAATTCATATATACAAAGAAATGATGTGAATATCCTAAAAATTTACCTATTATTGAATGTACATCAATTGGCAATTTTTCTTCTAATATTGGTATCTTTATATTACTATAAATCTTGGTTATCATTTGGTATATTTATAATATTTAATTTTATATTATAAATTTAATTCAATTTTTTTTTATTTAAAAACATATTTAAAAATTCAATATATATATATTTATATATGTCTACCCTTTATAGATTGATCCCTTTACGTGCTCTTAGAAGAACAAGTGGTGTAAAATTTGATGAAATGGTACCTTCAGATATACCTAAAATTCACGGCATAGATCGTGTTATTCATGGACCTAATAGTATATCTCCAGGACCAGTTGATAATATTAAAAGGCCTTGGTATATGCATCCAGGTCAAGATGATAATTTAATGGTTTTACAAGGTGAAAGATATATTGATGTTTATGAACCTAAATCAAAAAAATCTGCTTCATTTATAGTCACTCCAGACAAAGTATATAAAAATGATAAATTGTATTATGATGGACCTGCTATGATTGTTTGGCCTGCTGGTGTATATCATAGAATCATTAGTGGAGATGAAGGTAGTATTAGTGTAAACTTTTCAACCAGAACTAAAGCCTTTGATTTAGATGATAATTTTAATATTTATGGTTTAAACAAATATTCTGGTGAATCGGTTTTACTTAGAGATGGTAGAGATGATCAACCAGATTTATTTTATAAATATCCTAATGATGAAATCAAAAAACTATTCAAAGATGAAAATTAGACCCTTGAAGATTAAAAATGGGACATTTTCAATCTTTTAAGGGTCAGATATCAGTAACGAATTAAAATCCAGAACGCCGGAGGCGTTCCATTTTAAATCTCCACTGGTATAAATTATTTATTATATGACTTAAATTTGTTTAATTTAATTCATTATTCTTTATTGTATTGTTTCTTGCTATATTTTGAATTATTTTTGGATATGTTTTTTTCTTGTTTACTGATCCACACGATTGTTGCTGTATTTCTATACATTTCTTTGAAAAATCTGAATCTAAATCATCATAATCTGGATTCTCATTCTTCCAATCTATCAATGATCTAATACTCTTTCTACTCACTTCTTGTATTGCTGATTCCAATTTTACACCTCCATCTTCCTTTTTCCACTCATCTGCCTCTTTTATATATAGTGTCTCTCTCTTTGTATCTGTACAATGTATTGGTCTCTCATACAAATTCATCGTATTCAAATTATCCATCAATATTTTTGTTACTCCATTCACAAATCCTAATTCTCTATTATTTTCTAAATCATCATGAGATATCTCTATACGATCTATAAAATCACTGAAATTTATTGCATCTTTGCACTTATCATTCAAAAATAAATTTATATTAAAATTATTATTATTTGTTAAATTATTTGTTGTATTACCTACCTTTGACACCATATTATTAATTGTTTCTTGCTGATTTTGAATTGTATCTAATAATTCCCTTTGCATTTCTTTCATTTCTTGTATTATTGATACATTATCATTTGCCACTACTACACTTGTATTACTATTTTCTGTTATTTCTGATTCATTCCATTCACATTTCTTTTTATGAGCATACAAGCTCTGACGATGTTTGTATTCTTTCCCACATTCACACGTAAATGATGTGGCGTTTTTTTGGGATTTTTCGTAAGTATTTGTAAGTATTTTATGTTTTGCAGTCAATAAATGTCTATTAAAATCACTCTGTTTGCTGCATCTAAAATCACAATTTTCACAATGAAAATTCTGGGCGTTTTTTGGCGTTTTTTTGTAAGTCATTTGTAAGTATAAAATACTTACATAAAAAAACGCCTAAACATGAACGAATTAAAAATCAAAAAATTTTACAATCACAACTTGAAATTCTAAAAATCAAATTTAGAGCATTATGGTAAGGAATGAAAAATTGGAAAATTCTATGAAAAAACTTTTAAAATATTTTTCAAAAATGGACAATTTAAAAATGTCCAAAAATGAAAATCTCAGAAAAAGTTTTTATATACCCTTTTTTCTTACCCTTCGAAATCCTGACTGAAAGGAAGGATTATGACATAATTGGAATATTTTATATACATAATCAGAGTAGTAATTTATATTTAGGTTTAATTTTATGATTATTAATATATGAAATAACAAAAATAATATAAAAGGTAGAATATTATAATTTAATAATGAGTGAGTTGTTTATTTCAATATTGAAAAAAGGAGAAAAAGAAGCTGAAAATTATGATGAACTATGTAAGAAAGATAAACTAAAATCAGAATATGATTCTGATTCTGATTCAGATGTAAAAGATGAAAGAGATTTTTATTGTTATACAGATTCACTAATACATTATTTGGCAAATGAAAACAACCATTATAAATATAAAATGAAAAAATGGGTGTGTGATTGGTTCTTCGAAGTATATAAAAAGAATTTTAAAGCAGAATGGTCTTGGCCCGAAGATACATTTTGGAAAGCAATTTCAGAAAATAAATCATCTGGATTTTTTATGAATAATAGACATCATTTTAAATTATTACTATTTTTTGCAAATTTTAATGAATATGAAAAGAATGAAGATTATGGTGATTCAATGGAAGTGTTTACAAAAATAATAGAAAATGAATACGAGAGAAACTATGTAGAATGGAATTACATTGCAGGAAATAGTCATCCAAAAGCAGTAGAACTAACAGAAAAAAATATGGATAAATTAAATATGGCAGCACATTGGCATTGTTTATGTGGAAATAAAAATGCAATACATATTATTGAAAAAAATATAGATAAAGTAAACGAATTTAATACTTGGCGAAGTCTTACTGACAATACTGGTGCTCTTAACATTTTAAATAAATATATACAACAAGATGTAATAAATAATTCTTATAAAATAGATCATTCATATTTATGTATGAATAAGGATCCAGAAATATTAAGACTTGTTAATTTAGATTACTTGGATTCAAAAGACTGGAAAAATGTCTTATGTAATCCAGGTGCAAGATTTATTATTAAAAATAATATGGATAAATTAACAAAAGAAAATAGACACTATTTATTTGAGAATCCAAGTGTAATTGATTTAATAGAAAAAGAAATAGAAAAAGATGAATTAAACGAAGAATGTATTAAAGCACTATGTTCAAATGTGAATGCTTGTCATTTAATAGAAAAATATCTTGATAAATTATCAGAAAGTGCAATATATAAATTAAATAAAAATCCATCTGCAATGGATATACTAGAAAAAAATCCTAATTTAATAACTAGTGAAATATTTGAAAATACTGCAATATTTGAAAAAAAATAAAAATTGAAAATATATTTTATATTTAATAAAAAATATAAAATATCAAATGGAATATAAACCAACTTTCAAAAAGAATAATACTAATAATAAAGACAAATTACGTAATGTTAAAAGAAAAGAAAAAAGGAATCATTTGCATAAAAAAGAAAAGTCTAAATCTTCATCAAATGAGAAAGAAAAAAAAGAAAACTATATAAGAAATGAACGCGCTTATAATAAACATCTTATGAAAAATATTATTCAACATAAATATTTATACAAAGTTAAAGATTTTATTATGGATTGGTATCTAGATCAAGATGTAAGTGATGAAGAATTTTGGAATTTAATATCTTCCAATAGTCATTCAATGTTTTTGTTCTTAGATAACAAACATTTTAGAATTATTCAAAATTACGATTACGATAATATTCTTATAAATCCTGATGGTGGAATTTTAAGTGAACCCATATTAGAAATAATGTTTGATGATATAATAAAAAAAGAAAAAAAAACTCATATTATGACTTGGAAAAAGATTTGTAGTCATGGTAATAAAAAAGTAATAAATATATTGGAAAAAAATATCGAAAAATATAGAGATGAATATGGTTTATATTATGATACACTTTATAGTAAACTTTGTGAAAATCCTAATGCGACCCATATAATTAAAAAATATTATGATAGTATGTTTACTAAAGATTGCTTAGAATCTTTATGTCAAAACACAGATCCTGAAGCATTAAGTTTACTTGTACCTTTTCTAGAAAAAATGGATGGATTCAATCCTAATTGTGTTTTTGATAGCTTACCACATGGTGGTTATTATAATTTAACACGAAACCCATCTGCAATATCATTAATAAAGAAATATAACGCTAATTTGGATAATAATGATGATTGGGCATTATACGAAAATCCAAATGCTATAGATATAATTGAAGAAGACATTAAATTACAATTTTATAATCCAAGTAATGATGATAATGTTGCATTTCCTAATTTTGGAGAAATGAATGAACTGATCAACGATACGATTCATGCCGTTCGGGGGGAAGAAAGAGAAAGAAGGGAGCAAGAAGAAGATGATGAAGAAGAAGATGATGAAGAAGAAGATGATGAAGAAGAAGATGATGATGATGGAGAACCTTATAATATTAATAGTTTATCTTTAAATTGTAATGCAATTCATTTAATAGAAAACCATATTGAGTATATAAATTTTGAATATCTAGCATCAAATGTAAATGGTATAGATTTAATAGAAAAAAATTTAGAATATATAAAAAGTAATTACTTTCCTAATGGAAATGGAGTTTGTCGTAACTGGTGGATACGTCCAACATTAGAATATAGGATAAATCAATTTAAACAAAATCTATGTAGCAACCCTAACTCAATCGAATTTCTAAAAAAATATCCTGAATATTTATTTAAAAAAATATTAACTAATCCTAGTATTTTCGAAATTAATTGGGATTATTTAAAATTCAAATTTAATTATATTTCCAACATAGAAGAAGAAATAATTAATAAATATTTGAATAAAGAAGTAGATACAATAGAACCTTCTATTTTATTAAAACTAAAAAAAGACTATGTAACTCAACGCGAAATTGAAGAAATTATAAATATTTACAAAAAAAATAAAAAATATTTATCAGAAAATGAATTAGTTATGCAATTAACAACTGAAAGATTAATTAAAGCTGTATATACTCCACATAGAGTTTCAAGAAATTTGTTATTATATAATTATGATATTTGTCAAGATATATATTGTGAAGAAGATTAATTATAAAAAATTGATTTGTTTAATAATATATATTGTTTTTTTTTTAAACATGGAAGGTAGTATATTAAAATTGATCGCTGAAGCAGAAAATGGCAAAGAATTATCAAAAAAACAGAAAAAAAATCAAAAAAAATATGAAAAGAAAAAAATGAAAAAACAACAAGGTAATGATAAATCAATTGACAATACTATTGATACTGAGGAAATGAGATTAAAAAAAATAATGATGGAAGTATCCATTAGAAAACTTGAGATGAAATATGGTAAATCAGAATCTGATTTTGCAAAGGAAAATTATGGATTTTTATTTAATAAAAGTATGTACAAAATTAAAGATTTTATTATACACTATCTAGCAAAGAATAAAATAGAAATAGGAAAAATTTGGAGGGAATTATGTTATAATAGTCATGCAATATTTATTTTCTTAGATAAAGATAATTTCGAATTTATTAGAAATGAAACGGGTTGTATACTTCAAATATTATACAACAAAAATACAGAATTCATAAGTAGATTATTGTTTGAAGAATTAATAAAAAGTAATTCACTGAACTTTTGTGGATCTTTGAATCTTGGAATTATAACATTTATTTGGGAAGATATTTGTAAATATGGTAATAAAGCTGTTATGGGTGTATTAGAAGAATATGCAGAAAAATATAAATATAAATATGAAAAGTTATATCCAACATTTTATAAACATTTATGTGGTAATCCAAATGCAATAAATTTAATTAAGAAATATTATAATAAATACTTTGAATTACAATGTTTAGAAAATTTATGTAAAAATACTAATCCAGAAGCATTAGTTTTTGTAGAAGCCTTTATTGAAGATATAGATATAAGCTATAATGATTCTAAACATTATCTAACATTACAATATTATTACAATTGTAATGATATATTATGTGAAAACCCTTCTGCAATATATCTAATTGAAAAAAAGAAAAATAATGTATATCATAGTTTATTTAAAAATCCTAATGCAATAAGTATTATTGAAAACACTATGGAAAATGTTAATCCACACGAATGGTATTTACAAACTCATAATTTATCAGAAAATAAAAATGCAATTCATTTAATCGAAAAAGAAGATTATATACATTATGATAAATTGGCAGGAAATGAAAATGGTATTAAATTATTGGAAAAAAATTTAGAATTAGCAAAAAAATATAATTATACCTCAAGTCAATCCATTCAATTTACAAAATTGATTTATAAAAGAGGAAAAGGTACAACTATTGAAGAAGAAGATGATGAAACTCCATATAATTTTAAATTTAACTTATGTAATAATCCAAATTCTATAGAATTTTTAGAAAAATATCCAAAATATTTGAATGAAAATATATTAAGAAATCCAAATATTTTTGAAATAAATTGGGATTATCTATCTTCCAAATTTAATAATTTTAACAAATCTCAAATACAAAAAATAATAAATGATTATGAAAAACGGAATGAATATTTATCAGAAAATAAACTAATATTAGACTTATCAAAAGAGGAATTAATGCAAAAACTATACAAACCATCACGTCTTGATCGATATTTAAAATCACATAATTATGATATTTGTGAAGAAATATATTGCGAAGAAGATTAATAAAAAATTGATTAATTATTATATCTTTTTTTTATTTTAAAAAAAATGCCACACAATGAGTTAAAAGACGCGCAAAAAGCTATTGCTGAATGTGATGCATTATTAATTATTGCAGGTGCTGGTATGAGTGTTGATTCTGGAATCTTTACATACAGAGGTACAAATGGAATATGGAATAAATCAATAAAAATTGGTTATGAATCATATAGATATGATGAAATATCAAGTTTAAAAATGTGGAAAGAATTTCCATTTTTGGCGTGGGGTTTTAAAGCAAACTTTTATTCAATGATGCGTAGTTGCGAACCACATGAAGGATATTATAAATTATTAGATTTTTTAAAAAATAAGAAAAATAATAACTATTTTATTTGCACTTCAAATATTGATAATTATTTTGAAAGAGCTGGTTTTGACAAAGACAAGATTTATGAAGTGCATGGAACAATGAAATTATTACAATGTATGGATAAAAAATGCTCAATTCGAAATGGTGTTATTGAAATGACAGAAAAACATATGCCAATTATTGATAAAGATACATTAATAAGTTCAAATTTACCAAAATGTCCTAATTGTAGTAATATATTACGTCCAAATGTAAGTATGTTTGGTGATTATGATTTTTATGGAAAGCCATATAAATTTTCAAAAAGAAAAATGGAAAATTGGATATACGAAAATGAAAAAAAAAATTCAAAACTAATTATTTTAGAAATAGGATGTGGTATAAATCCACATTCATTACGTATGAATAATGGTAAAATGTTAAGTGGTGAATGGAAATTACCAAAAATAAATAAACCTTTGAAATTTATAAGATTGAATCCTGATGATGAAGAAAAAGAAGAAAATTGTATTCACGTAAAAATGGGTTGTAAACAAGGAATAAAACAACTTTTATGTTAATAGATGAATTTTATATTAATTTTTTATGATTTTTCATTTTGAATTTTTCTTTTACAGATTTCAATCATTTTTATATTTTCTAATATTTGTTTAATTTTAGGATCATCTGAAATTTTATCAACCATTTCATCAATATTAACATTAGGATCACTATCAAGTTGATTACCAATAAAAACTTTGATATCCTTAACAAAATCATCAATATATGTATCATTCATAGTAGAAGCCATTTTATACATTTTAATAATATAGGAAATAATATTTCAATTTTTTATGATAATATATAATATATGAAAGGAGGTGGAAATGTAATTTCAAGTAATAGAATAATGCCAGAAAGTGAAATACAAGAATATATATATATAAAAGTGACATTATTAACAAATTATCATGATGTTTTTATAAATTATGAATTATCAAATACAAGAGGGTCATATGCAACATATAATTATCGTGACTTCAAAGTAGAAATAGTGAATAGTGATTCTTCAGGAGATGTTTATGTATTTGCAAATAATGGGTTTTTACTTAATGATGTTCAAATGAGTATAAATTTAAAGCGAGAAGAGATGGATGAAATTCAAATAGGTAGATATTATCATGAATATATTGAAGAATATAAAGTTTTACAAATGGAGAAATGGAAATTAGAAGCAATACGTTTTTTTATAAATAATCAAGTAATAAATTTTAATCCACACAATATTAATGTTATAGAACCTAATAATGTTAGTAATCAAGTTATGCCTTTAGAAAATGATGAGAATGAAAATTATCCAGTAGCAAGACCTGTTACACCAAGAAGAAGAGGAGGAAAAAAGAATAAAACAAGAAAAAATACAAATAAAACAATACATTTTAAAGATCATCCGGATTTTACTCCAAATTTAACACCAAGTCAAATATTTAGATTGGGTTCATTTGGTGGAACTTATTGGAGACCAATATATTCAAAAACAAACAAGAGAAATTATAAAAATGTTCATAAAAAATATCCAAAATCTTGGTGGAAAGATATACCAGAAGAGAATCTCTCATCATCGGAATATGATATAAATAAAAATAAATACAAAGTGAAAGTAGGATTATCATTAGATTATTGGGAAGAAAAGAAATGGATGCATCCAGATAATCCATATGGATGGGTTCATTGGTATTGTGATTTTTATAATGGAAAAAGAGGAGAAGATGATAAAAGACAAATAGATAGATGGAAAGGATTAGCAGGACCAAAGGGTCGTTTTATGAGATTTTTAGTGACAAAAATACTGAATAAAGGTACAAAATATAACGATTTGTCTGTAAGTCCAAAAATAAGACAAGTATTGCAACATTGGGGTTATGTATTATCAAAAAAAGATTTTAATAACGAATTAATTAGACGTAAAAATAATTCTTCATAAATGATATGTCCAACAATAATACCTTGTAATATTCCATTATATTGATTATAAACAATAAGATTGTCTAGGCCAACACATACTATAGTAGATAATGAAATGACTATTGTAGATTTTAAAGGAGATCTTTTTAAATAAGATAAACTGGTTTTATAATGATTAGGAACGTGAATCAACAATAAATAGTAAAACAAAAGATCATTATAAAATGCACTTAGAATAAATAGTAATCCAATAGAACCATATCTAATATAAAAATTTTTGGATGGTACATCGTGTTGAAAATGAATAGCAGAGAAAAAGAAGAATAAAAATGTGGAAATATTGTTAAAATGAAAATAATTTAATAATTCAAAACTGCCAACAGATAAAAGATTAATACCAACTAAAGGTTCAAGTAATTTTAATTGATCAGCGTGTACAATATCAGTAATTCCGTGAGGTGCAACAATTGCATTTGATGCAAATTTAATAAGTTTAGATTTTAATAACATATATTTAATTTACTATATGTTATTTTAATTTTTAACGATCTAAAGATCTAGTGAAACAACTTTTTTATCAGAAGTATTTCTTCTCTTAGATTTTTTAGGCTTAATATTACCTTCTAATTCTTTTAAACTGGTAACACTAATCATAGAATCTTCATCATTATTAACATACATATTGACATTGACTCTATTATCATCATTGTTAGTTGTTTTAGGAGGAGATTGAGGTGCAGGAGGAGCTTTAGGTTTTAATCCAGATAAAATATTATCAATATCAGTGTTTTTTGGACCAGTCATTTCTGGTCTTGTAATAGGTGTTCTAGCTTGTTCATTAATAGAAACATTATTATTTAATTCAACACCAGATTCCTTAAACATAGTATTCATAGCACTTTTACCAGCATTTAAATCAGGTCTATTTGTAGGTCTATCAGTAAATTGCATAGCACCAGGTCGAGTAGGTGGTTCTTGTGCACGTGTTTCAACAGGAGCAGGTGGTGGTCCATTGGAAGTATTAGGTTTAGTATTTAATAATTCATCTGCAAAAGCCATACCAGGAGTGTTTTGTTTCATTGATTCGACAGTAGCATTGGTAAACATTCTCATTAACTCAGGAGATTGTTTGATAACATCATTAAATCCAGGTGTAGCAGAACTTAAAGCTTTATTACTAAAATGAACAACACTAGCACTAAAACCTAAACGTAATAATAAACTCAATTCAGGACTCATTTTACCACCTTTATATTTATCATATAACTCTTCAAAAATCTCATTATAACTATCCACATCTTCACTAACAGATTCACCCCAACCATCAAGTGAAATACCAAAAGGGTCGAAAAATGCATTACCATATTCAATAGTGTTTATAAATGTAATCATCCAATTTTGCTGAATCTTAACAGAATCTCTCTTTCTTTTATCTTCTAATGCACTTTCATATTCGTCTTCAATATCCTCAAAAGAAGAGTCCATAGTAAGTCTAGATCCTTCCTTAACCCAACCTTTTTCTTGCCAATCAGTTAATGATTTAAGCATAGTACGTTTTTTTCTTTTTTTATCTCTTTCACTTAAATTAACAGGTGGTGCAGAAGCAGTTTTATTAGGAACAGATGAGAATTTTTGAAATCCATCCCAAGTGTTTGTATTACCCATACTACCAATAGTGTTACTACCAATTTTAGAATCAGTATCTTCTAAAACAATATTAATATTTTCACTACTAGGAAATTCATCTCTCTTAATATCTATTTTTGGTTGAAAATTAGTAGAATCCAAATTAATAGTAGATAAATCATTAAGATCGTTTTCTAATTTATCGATATCACCAAGATCAATCTTAGTATTTTGTGTAGAAACCTTTTTTTCATTCATTAATAATTCAATTCCACCTCCAAAATTAGTTTCTTTTTTATCATCTAAATTAATACTTATTGGTTCTAATGAATCAAGATCTATAGATTCCATAATATTATTATTACATATAAATAATGTTTAAGTAGTACGCATATTTAATATTTTATTTTTTATTTTTCTTATTAATCCAAGAAATACCTTGTAAAAAACAATCAGCTAAATCATCTTTTTTATCTGTATTAAGGATGTCTGACCATTCTTTGTATATATCTTTTTCTAAATATTGCGAACAATGAAAAATAGCATCTTTTTTATTTTGTTTATAATTAGAATCTAAATTCTCATTTTCTTTAGATAATCCTTTTAATTTACCTGATGAAGAAATAAATTCAATTTGTATGTTATCATAATTCATAATAAAATATTGAGCTAACATACCTTGTATAGTTTTCATTCTATTAGCAATTGGAGAGATTTGATTTTCAATAAGTACAACATCAATATTTTTCATAATAGGAATATTATTAAAATTAAGTTTAATACTTTTACCAATTGAAACTAAATCCACATCATTTGCTTTTATTTTTTTATTATTAATAATTTCAAGAGAATTATTTTCATAATGTTTATTAATTTTTTCAATAATAATGTCTCTATTCATATTATCAATATTAATAAATAACATATTAGCAATTTTAATTAATTCATCTTTTTTTTGTTTTTTAAAATATTGTAATGTAGTTTTTTTGGATGGTATAATAAAACCACTATTTTTAGCGTGTGTATTACAATAATAATTATTATTTTTAACAAATTTGGCAGTTTTACCACAAATTTTTTTATTTTTACAAGTTTGATTACAGGTATGAGTTACAGAATTAGTTTGAATTAAATTAATAACATTCCAATCTTTAATAATAGGATTATTAGGATCAGAAGAAGTATCCAAAATACAATAAGCCATATTCTTAATACCTATATCAAAACTAGCAATCATCAATATAAATTTATATACAAACAATTTATATTGATAGTACGTATTTAATGAGAATTTTTGTAATTAGTATGATTTCTATCCATAATTTGGGTACCATTTCTAATTAAATATTGTCTATAATCGTGACTAGATTGAATATCTTCAGCTCTTACTAATGATCTATTTTCTTTTTCTTTATCAGGTAAATAAGGTTTAACATCTTTATGTTTCTTTCCATCGAATTTTGTATATTGAGTTTCTGATTTGAACATATATATATAATTTATAAAATATATATTTAATAAATGTTAAAGATTTTCATCATCATCAGAATTTTTATCATTTTCTTCTAAAAGAGAAATTAAATCATTTTTTCTCATTTTACCTGTGTTTGTAGCTAAACCTTTAGATATAACCAATTGTTTTAATTCACTTAGATTCAAGTTTTTGTATTCTTTTTTTTCTTCTGATTTTGGAGTTTCTAATTCATCTACTATTTCACTTTCTTCAACAACAATTTTTTTAATTTCCTTAGGTATTGTGATCTTGTCATTTTCTTCATTTTCAAACTGACTATCTTCATCTTCTTCATCTTCATCATCGGCGTCTTCATCTGGATCTTGTTGAATCATATCAATTTCATCATCAAATTCTTCTTCTAAATCTTCTGTATTAATTTCATCATCATCTTCATCATCAAAATCATCTAAATCAATATTATCAACTAAATTAGAATGATCAATATCATTTAAATTAATAAATTTATCACTATGCTCATTAGTTTTAGAATCAAAATTAGTTGTTACGTTTAAAGGATGCATATTTAAAGGATAGGGATTATCTTTTAAAGAATTTAATTCTTCAGCTAAAGATCGAATAATAGAAAACAATTTATCATTTTTCTCTTCCATACTAGTAATTCTATTTTTAAAGTGATAAACCAATAAAAGAATTAGTACAAATGTTGTAGCTAACATCAAAAAGAAAAAACTTTCAAAAATACTAAATGCTGCCATTTATTTTATAAATATATAAAAAACATATATTACGAACGAACATCTATAAAACTATCTCTAATAATATTATATAATGGAAAATCAACCAGTAAAGACAAATATGGATTTTCAAAGTAGTGATAATTCATATCAAGAAAATAGTGGATTTTATAGTCCAAAGAATGTTGTAATTATAGTATTAAGTGTATTATTAATATTTTCTTTTTTAGGAATAAATTTGTTGGATATTCTCAGTAATTTCTTAAAATTATTAATTAAATTATTTGGTCCAATCGTTTCTCAATTATTATCATTAGTTGGTTATACAACTGGATCTTTATTAAATACATCAGCTGATGTAGCCGCAGATACTGCTAAAGGAGCAATAGATATAGCAGAAGGAACAATTCAAAATGTGGGAGATTTGATGATTAAAGCAAGTAAAGATGATATAAATTTAGGAGCAAGATCAGAATTAGATAGTGCATTATCAATGAAAACAATTAACAATGCAAATACAGATGTATCAGAGAATCCTATTCAAAAGCCAATTTCAGCAAATAAAGCAAATTGGTGTTTAGTGGGAGAATACCAAAATAAGAGAAAATGTATAGACATAGCGGATCACGATAAATGTATGTCAGGACAAGTATTTCCAAATTTAGAGAGTTGTTTGAATAATAGTAATTAAATAGTATTTGTATAAATATAGAATGGATTAATATTATTTAGACTATAACCATTAAATAGAATATTGTCAACATTATTGGCTTGATTTTGATTAATGTTCATAATAACTTTAGAGGTCAAGTTTGTAGGTGTATTTGCAAATTGAATTGAAATACCAAATTTGCATTTGATTTCATAAACAAATCCATATTCAGTAGGTAAATTTAAATTTTCAATATTTATGTTGAATAAATATTGTGCTATTTGAAATTTAGATTGTTCAGATGTAATACTAGGAATAGTAAATGATAGATTTCCACTTAAATCAGAGAAATTATTTGTAAAAGTAGTAGAAACTTCGGAATTATTAAAAAATACTTTCAAATCAAATGAATTGAGACTTACATCACAAGTATTATTATTAGATAAATCACCTTCAATATTAATACCAAGAGGAAAATTAAAATTAAAATTGGTAGTATTTGGATTTTCTTGTCCAATAGTCAAAGAATATAATTTTGTAAAAGTATCAATAGGAGTGTTTATGTTAAAATCAGCAAAATAGTTCCAATTGAAATTTTCAGTTTCATTTGTAAGTGAATAAACATTTCTGTTGGATTCATAATTGTAAAGAGGAATAGAATTATCTAATTGAAGAGATATAACAGGTCCAGGAACATCAGAAGAAGTGGTAGGCATAGAGATAGATTCATTAGAAAGGCAATTAGCAAATTGAGTTTGAACATTTTTGGTACCTCTCATAAGTCTAGCAAAGTTTTGTTTACTGGTAGGTACACCACCAGTAGTATTTTTTTTATATTTTAATATTTCAGCTTTTCTTCTCATATTTAATTGTTCTTGTGTAATATTATTTCTAGTGGCATTAGGATCATCTAAAGTAGAATTAGTATATGGTGAAAACAATTTAAATCTTAATGAAAGATTTTTAGAATTTTGCAATCTATTAAATTCATCATTAATAGAAGAAATGAGATTAGAATTACAACTAGGATCACTTTGTAAATAACCAGGTAATACTCCTTTACTAACGTAATCAGTACTACTCATATAATAATATAATATTATATGAAATTAATTTGTATCAACATACCAAGTATTAGATAAATAATCATAATTTCTATTTTTATCAGCATCAGCAGATCTTAAGTTAGGTCCATTGTAAACAATATTTTTAAGTTGGAAAACATTTAATGCACTATCAAAATATCTTAAATCAGATAATTGCCCAGAAAATCCCCCATCTTTACATACATACACATCACCATAATTTTGTTTAGGAAGTGATTCAAATGTAACTCTTTTAACAACAGTTCCGTTAATATAAATATCCATAATTTTATTTTGTACTCTTATTGCTAAATGGAACCACTTTTTAGTAGGAATATCATCAATAATAATTATTTCTTTTGGTGTCTCAGAATCAACTGTGTCCATAACAATTTGTAATTTATTTAGAGCAATTTCATTGGGAGCAAATGTTCCAGTATCATTATCTGTTAAAAAGTAAACAGCAGGTCCATTACCACCAGCTTCATATGTATCTACATCTTGTTCATAAGTAGTAGTAGTAGTAGTTCCATCACTATTATTTATAGGAGCAATTTTATTTGTAGTTAATCCTTTACTAAAAACGTGTTGATTTTGTCTATGATATTTATTATCAGTATCTTGGTGTGCATCAACATTAACACGTTTTAACCAAACGCTCCAAGTAAATTCAATACCTTTAGATTCGTTGTTAGATCTGTAAATGGTAACAGAGTTTCCTAACTTAGGATCTTGAGTAATAACTTTAGATTCATAACCATTAATTAAACCTTTAATAACATATGGATCTTTGGTTGGAGTTACAAAATAAGAAATAATATAGATTCCTAAATTAAAAAGTATCATAAAAACGATCAATACTAATAATAAAAAAACGAACTTAGCAATTAAACTATTAGAATCTAAAAATTCATTTCCAAGAGTAGATGCGTCTTTAGAACCAAAATCTTTTACAGATTCATTAATAGAATCTCTCACACCACTAAATGTATTAGAGGCAGAATTTAATGAATCTTTTGCAGTATCAGCAGCAGCTTGAAAATTATATCCACTATTTAATTGTTGTCCAATAGGTCTATTAATATCCATTATATATATATAATTATAAAGTATAATTTAAAATTATATAAATTAACCTAATAATAAGAATTTGGATGTTTCGACATTATCTTTTGTAATAGCAAATTTAACATTAAAATTACCTAAAGCATTACCTAAATTGGATCCACCATTACCTTCCATATATTTATCATATGCAGTCTTAGGATCAGTAACTCTAGGATTACGTTCAAATTTAGATATATAACAATCCCAAGTGCCAAATGTAATGAAGTCATCTTTAGTTGTTGCAATACTTTGAGCAGCTGGGTTATTTGGATCAGAAAATTGTACAGATTTGACAAGTTTACCATCTAAATAAATATCGGCAATAATATTATCAATACTAATTAAAACACAAACCCACTTTTGAATAGGGAAATTATTTGTAATCTCAATTTCTTTTTGTGCAAGTCCATTTGAATCTTGTTTGATTGGAAGTGAATTATTTGATCTTATTCCGTGTATAGTAGCTTTTAAACTAGCACCATTACTATCAAAGTGAAGATGCACATCATTGTTTCTACTAAATATAATTTTCTCTTGACCTGTACTCCAAGAAGCAACATAAATCCAAACGGAATAAGTAACATTAGAAGCATTCGGTATAGACAAATCGCTTCCTTGAATATCTTGTGGTCTTTCACTAGCTAAATGCACTTGTTTAGTCATTTTAGTTTTACCAGTAAAGTAATCTTGAAAAATCATATAAACAATAACTAAAATTAAAACAACTCCTAGAATAATGATTATTGTATTCATCTATATATTTTTACAATATATTATTTACTGGTGGATTTTTATTAATTAATAAATTGTAATAAGTGGTAATTTCAAAAGGTGTAAGAGTTTTATCATAATACATAATATTACAAATAGAACCATCTAAATCTTTATGTCCCCTTTTAATTTTATCTTGATTATCAAATTTAAATTCATTATTATCAATATTAACGCTTTTAGTTAATATACCATTAACATAAATGTGTGTTTTTTTTCCATCATAAACAAATGTTAATTGATTCCATTTTTGATTCAACATATTAATATAAACAATTTGATCAACATTATTTTCACCAGTAATAGTAATTTTGTATGTATCAGAAGTAGATCTATAATAAGTATCCTGAGATTGAGAATTATCAACACCTAAATATTCAACTTTAGGTTTATATCCACTGGATTCTGAACCATATTCAAAAACTCTTTTAGGAACACTACTATTATGATGTTGATTTAAATATATCCACATAGAGATTGTATATGTTTGAGATTGTTTGTATGTATTGAATCTAGTATCATTATTTTTATAAACAATATTATCTCTATTGATTCTTGGTAAATTGTCATCATTGAGTAAATTTTCATCAACAGCTTCATTTAAAAAAGTAGGTTTGTTTTGTAAAGTAATTCCGTGATCAATAAGTTTAGATCTTAATAATCTAGGAATATAAATATAAACTAAAATCAATAAAATTTGAAAAGCTAATAAAACATAAACAACGGGAGATGTAATTTTGAATTGATTTTTAATATATTCAAAAAGATCACTAATCAAACAAGGAATAAAGAAAATGAGATTAGTGAACCAACCTAAAATTCCATCAATTCTTCTAATTCTATCAGAAAAAATATTGTAAAACATAGCTAATCCAACAAAAATGATTAATAAAAGAAATAAAAAGAAAAATAAATTAATATAACTCTGATAAAAAGTATCTAAATAAGAAATAGTTCCATAAATATAACCAAATAATAATATCATTAAAATAACAAAAACAAAAATACCAAAATAATATGCATTAGTGGATTTTCCAGTAGTAACTAAATATATAAGAATAATTTGATGTAAAACAATTAATCCAATATTAATAAAATATCTAGTATCTTCTCCAAAATAATCCATATTATCATTGTTAGATGCTTGTGTCAATAATATGCCAGAAACAATAACAAAAACAAAAAGAAAAGCATAAATAACAATATTAATAATATTATCTTTTAGTTTATCGGTATTAGTTAAATTTTGAATACTTTGTCTCAAAATACCATTATCCATTTATACACTATATATTGATTTTAATTATTAATTAAAATAAATAGATTAAAGATTTTCTAATGCAGTTTTTTTGCCGTGACAATCTCTACATAAAGCGACTAAATTATCAATATGATTGCTACCACCATTTTCAAGTCTAATAGTATGATCAACTTCAAACCAAGCAGGTAATTGTTTTTTACAATCACCACAACACCAATTTTGTTTAGAAGCAACGAATTTTTTTTTAGTTTCACTAACCGATCTTTTGGTAGATTTACCACCTGAGTTCATAATACGTTGTTGATATTGTTGATTGGAAGGAGGTGCAAATTGAGAGTTAGGTTGTATTATGGATTGAGGATGATTAGCAAAATTTTGTTTTCTGGTAATATCAATGATAGGATTAATAAAACTAGATGTATTTTTATCAACAGGTAAATACTTAAGATATTCGTTGGATGAATCAATAATATCTTTAGCTCTTTCTGGATTTTTACGTAATAACCAACACATAGAATAACCAGCAATAGCAACACCAATCATTTTATAATATTTTGTCCAACTAAGAGCTAATTTTAAAAATTTGCCATCTGTATAAATATTACCAATAACTAATAATGTTACAATAATAATTACTATTTCAAATCTCATTATTCTTTATACAATATATAGATTAAAAAAAATGAAAAAAGTGTAAAACTTAAATAAAGATGATGTTTTTTGATATGTAACTTTTCACTAAGTAATACTTGCTTAGGTTTATAATGATCTCTATAAAGTTTTTCAGATTCTTCAAAAGAGATTTCTTCTTTATTTAATTGACTATTAATTTTATTGTGAATAAAATGCATCCATTTTTTAAAAGACTCTTTTTTGTCTAAATAAGGAGTAACTGGATATTTATCAAGAATATGGCTAAAGTTATTAGCAATTTTTTCGTTAGGAATAAACATAGGAATGTTAATAATTAAATCATAATATTTTCTTTTAGTAACATCATTTGGATATAATGGATAAGTATTAGTAATAGTGTGTAAAAAAAACCAATAATGTGGTCCCCAAACATCAGGATTATAATTCATAAATAAAGTATATAGAATGTATTTATTAAATAAAGTAGTATTAATCTTAAATAATGGAAAATCAATATTGTAACAATTGTGGAAAACTAGGACACATATTAAGCCAATGTAAGATGCCAATAACAAGTATAGGAATAATAGCATTTAGAAAGAATAAGAATAAATTTGAATATTTAATGATAAGAAGGAAAGAGACATTGGGTTTCATAGATTTTATGAGAGGTAAATATTTAATACAAAATAAAGATTACATTTTAAATATGATAAAACAAATGACAAAATATGAAAAGGAGAATTTATTAAATACAGAGTTTGAGGTTTTATGGAAAAATATATGGTCAGAATCTTATTCACAATATAAATCAGAAGAAATAATAGCAAAAGAGAAATTTAACAATTTGAAGAATGGTGTAATAATAAATGATGATATGTATGATTTAAAATTATTAATAGAAGAATCAAATAATTATCAAGATTGGGAAGAGCCAGAATGGGGATATCCAAAGGGACGTAGGAATCCATATGAAAAGGATTATGATTGTGCAATACGTGAATGGACTGAAGAGACAGGTTTTAATAAAGAGCATTTAATAAATGTGCAAAATGTAATGCCATTGTATGAAATATTTACAGGATCAAATTATAAATCATATAAGCATAAATATTTTTTGATGTATATGGATTACAAGAACACAGAGAATTTGAATAATTATCAAAAGACGGAAGTAAGTAAAATGGATTGGTTTGACATAGATGAATGTAGGAAGATGATAAGACCTTATAATTTAGAGAAAATAAATTTAATAGAGAATGTAAATCGTATATTAACGAAACATAATATATTTATGGTATAAAAAAATTAAATACGATAATATATGTAGTTATAATATAGCTTATAAATACATATGACAACAATAGAACCTTGTCCGTATGGTTATTTTAGACCAGATAAAGATTCAGAGTGTAAATTAAAGACATTGGGAAAATTTAAAAAAAATGATGATAAAAAAACAAGATTTATTCCTTTAAAATTTAAGAATATGTTATCACCTGAATATTTTAAAGCAGAATTTGAAGATAAAATTACCAAATATGGTGATGACTGGAAACTAACTATTTACGATGAAGACAAATATAAAATGATTCAAATATCAAGTGGTCAAAGTGACATAGAGTTATTGAAAAAGCCAAGAATAAAAATATTAAACAAAACAATAAAAATAGTAGAAAATGAAACTTTAGATAAACCAGTAGTAAAAGATATAAAAATAAAGAAATTAAAAAAGAAAATAATAATTGGTGATGTTATCGAAAAAGATAATTTAGATTTTGATGAATCTTATTTAAAATATTTATATCCAAGATTAAATGATGAAAAAAAAGATGATGATTTTAGTAGAAAAATATCTAAATTTAAAGAATTCTCTAATAGTACCTTTGATGGTTCAGTAAAAAGTATAATAGAAGAATCAAATAAAATCTGTAATGAAGAATTTGAATTGTCACCTCATCAATTATTTGTTAAAAATTATTTATCATTTAATACTCCTTATAATAGTTTATTGTTGTATCATGGTTTAGGATCTGGTAAGACTTGTAGTGCAATAGGAATAGCAGAAGAAATGAGAACCTATATGAAACAAGTAGGAATAAAAAAACAAATAATAATAGTAGCATATCCAAATGTGCAAGATAATTTTAGATTACAATTATTTGATGAGAGAAAATTAAAACAAGAAAATGGAATATGGACAATAAATTCTTGTGTTGGTAATTCTCTCTTGAAAGAAATAAATCCCACATCATTACAACAATTAACAAAACAAAAAATAATAAATCAAATAAAAAATATTATAAATCAAAGTTATTTGTTTATGGGATATAGCGCATTCTCTAATTATATTCAATATAAAATAAGTGTACCATCAAAAACAGGTACAAAAAGTGAGAACCAATTGTTGAGAATTAAAAAAATTAAAATGTTTTTTGATAATCGACTTATTATCATAGATGAAGCACATAATATGAGAATAACAAATGAAAATAAGAATGATAAAGCAGCAGTTTTATTAATGGAATTAGCAAAATATACAGATAATATGAGATTATTGTTATTATCAGCAACACCTCTATATAATTCTTATGAAGAGATCATTTGGTTAACAAATTTAATGAATATGAATGATAAGAGAAGTTTGATAAAAATCTCTGATATATTTGATAAAGAAGGACATTTTAAAAAACAAAAAATAAATGATGAGAGACCAGAAGATTTGTTAAAAAGAAAATTAACAGGTTATGTATCATATGTATGTGGAGAGAATCCATATTCATTTCCAGTGAGAATATATGCCAATAATAGTGATTATAATGAATCATTTCAATTAGAATTGCCATCAATACAAATGAATAATAAAATGTTGGATGAAAAATTGGGAAAAATGAGAGATTTTTTATTTTATAATGAAATAGGAGAATATCAAGAGAAAGTGTATGAATTATTGATGTATAATATGATGAATCATAAGAGAGAATTATTTACAAAAATGGGAAATAAGATAGAATTACCAATGTTTGAGAATTTGGATTCATTTGGTTATGCTTTATTACAAAAACCAATTGAATGTTTGAATGTGGTATATCCAAATACAAATTTTATTTTTGATAAATATCCAAATCAGAAAGAGGATATTGATAGTTTATTATCTCAAATGATAGGTAAAAATGGATTAAATGAATGTATGAGTTATAAAGAAGTAGTAGATAAAGATAAACCAATGAAATTTAATTTTGATTATAAACACAAAGAGAAATATGGAAAAATATTCTCTCCAGGAGAGATTCATAAATATAGTTCAAAAATCTCAAATATTTGTAATATAATTAAAGAAAGTGAAGGAATCATTTTGATATATTCTCAGTTTATTGATGGTGGAATCATACCTGTAGCCTTAGCTTTAGAAGAGATGGGATTTACAAGATATTCAAGTGAATCTTATATGAAACCATTATTAAAAGAACCACCATCTCAGAGAATAGATGCAATAACAATGTTACCAGAAAATGGATCAGGAGATTTTACACCAGCGTGTTATACTATGATAACAGGAGATAAGAACTATTCTCCATCAAATGATGAAACATTAAAATATTTAAATGATCCATTAAATGTAAATGGAGAGAAAGTAAAAGTAGTTTTGATATCAAAAGCAGGATCAGAAGGTATAGATTTTAAGAATATAAGACAAGTTCATATAATGGATCCTTGGTACAATATGAGTCGTATAGAACAAATAATAGGTAGAGGTGTTCGTTATAAAAGTCATTGTATGTTACCATTTGAGAAGAGAAATGTAGAAATATTTTTGCATAGTACATTATTAAAAAATAGAGAAAATGAATCAGCAGATATGTATGTGTATAGATTATCAGAGAAAAAATCAATAAAAATAGGTAAAATAACAAGATTATTAAAAGAAATCTCTGTAGATTGTGATTTGAATATAGAACAAACAAATCTCACAATGGATGATTTATTAAAGAATGTAGATAATAGAGAGATTCCAATAATATTATCAAATAAGAGAGAGAAAGTGATAAATTTTGGACATAAAAAACATACAGCAATATGTGATTATATGGATAGTTGTAAATTTAAATGTAACGAATCTCAGAAAACAATAGAAAATGAAATAATAGAAACAAATTACAATGAACAATTTATAGTAATGAATAATGATATAATTTTAAAGAGAATAAGAGAATTGTTCAGAGAGATACCATATGGAAATAATGGAAATCACTTTATAAGTATAGATCAAATGTTGAAATATATAAATGTATCAAAAAAATATCCATTAGAACAAATATATCACGTGTTGAATTATTTAATAAACAATAGAGAGAATGTAATGGATAAATATGGAAGAATAGGCTATATAATAAATAAAGGTGAATATTATATTTTTCAACCAAAAGAAATAACAAATGAAAATTCATCAATATTAGAGAGAACAATGCCAATAGATTTCAAAGAAAAATCAATAACGATTGATTTATCAAAAATAAAAATACGTGAAGATGATAAAATAGATAATTATGAAACAATATTAGAGAAAATGAAAAATAATTTTAATACTGCATTCTCTCAAAATACAAAAGATGATAAAAATTGGTATAAGATATTCTCTTCATTATTACCTCATTTAACAAATAATTACTCAATATCTCTAGAACTATTAAAAAAATATGTGGCAATCCATTTAATAAATTCAATTTCTTTTTCAGAGAAAATCGTAGTATTAAATAAACTATATAATGGATCATCTCAGAATGAAGTGGAAATATACATAAGAAAATATTTTGATAATATATTAATATTGGATAATTTAGGTGAGATATCAGGATTTGTTTTTAGTGAGAATCAAATAGAAATACCAAAAATATACATAAAAAACACAGAGAATAATTTTGAAAAAGCTCAATTCTCTGAATCAAAAGTAATTTTAGATTCAAAATTATATGTAGAGAAATATGTAATAAATAAGAATTATTTAAATAGAATCATAGGTTTTTATGCAAAAAATGAGGATGATAATTATAATTTTAAAATAAGAGATTTGAAAGATAGTAGAAATAAAAAAGGTGCAAGAGTAGATCAAGCAGGAACAAAAGATATATTGTTAAAATTAAATGAAATAATTGAAAATTCTCAGTACACTATAGAGAGAATAGAGAATGATAATAAAGAAAAACATAAAAATAAGATAGTTTTTAGATCATCATCTCAAGAAGAACCATTTATATTGAATAAAAATCAAATAGTAGTTTTAATGGAAATATTAATATTATATTTCAATGATCTCAAGAAGGGTGGTAAAATATGGTTTGTTAATTATGAGCAAATATTAATAAATAAATTGGATCAATATACGAAATAACTTGTATAATAATGAAAAAATTGATTATATTAAAAACAAATAAATATAAACATATATATATATTTGTATAAATGAGTAAACAAGATAAAATATATGGTGTGTACATAAAGTCCGTTTTAGAAAAAAAAGTAGTATTAACAATAAATGAAATAGGATCAAACATAAAAGAAGTATTGGAAAACAAATTGTCAGAATTAATTGAAGGAAAATGTATAACAGAAGGATATATAAAACCAAAATCAATAGAATTATTAACACATTCATCAGGAATAATATGTACAGATCAAATAGAATATAATGTAGTATTTGAATGTATGATATGTTTTCCAGTAGAAGGACAAAAAGTAGAATGTGTAAGTAAAACAATAACAAAAGCAGGTATACACGCAGAAGTAATAGATAATGATAAAAATGTTCCAATCCATGTATTTATAGCAAAGGATCATCATACAATGGATTCTTATTTTACATCAATAAGAGAGGATATGAATTTAGTGGTAAGAGTAATAGGAATTCGTTATGAATTGAATGATCCATATGTGTGTGTAATAGCAAAATTATTGAATCCAGAATATTTAAAAGAAGATAAATCAATAAAGATAAAAAATAAGAAAATTAAAATTGATTTAAATAGAAAAAACTAATATAATTAATTATTAATAAATGGATTTGGAAAGTTTAAAAAGTAGAATAGAAAATATGACTAAACAGAATCAGTTGGAAATATTAAAAATATTAAATAATTGTGATACAAAATTGAATGAAAATAAGAGTGGTGTCTTTGTAAATTTATCCTATTTGCCAGAGAAAACATTGGAGGCAATAAGTGAATTTATAAAATATATAGATGAACAAGAAACAAATTTAAAAATAGTAGAAGATCAAAAGAAGGAATTTCAAGATAATTTTTTTTGTGAATCATAAAGAATATATAGATAATATTCAATAATAATAATATGAAGTACTTTCATATTATTGTAGCTGTTAGTAGAGAAAATAATGGTATAGGAAAAGATGGAAAATTATGTTGGAAAAACAAAGAAGATATGGATTTTTTTAAGAATACAACAACAAATACAGAAGATATAAATAAAAAGAATGTGGTAATAATGGGAAGACATACATTTGAAAGTTTAAGAGAGAATCCATTAAAAAACAGAGAAAATTTCGTAATATCTCAGAAAAAATACAAAAATATATTATCTTTTTCAAATTTGGATCAATGTTTAGAATTTGTAGATGAAGATCCAGATGTGGAATCAATATTTGTGATAGGTGGAGAGAGATTGTATAGAGAAGCAATAAATAATAAATTATGTAAATATGTTTATTTAAATAAAATAGATGGTACTTATGAATGTGATACATTTTTTCCAGAATTAGGAAATGATTTTACATTAAAAAGTTATAATGAATTAAGTGATAATGTAGTATCATATATATATGAGAAATTGAAATAAAAAATAAGTATTAATGTAATATAACAAGTGTAATGACATTTTATACAAAATATTTTGAAGATGTATCAAATTTGAATATAAATGATTATAATGATTTTATGTTAAATGATATAGAATATAATAAAATAAAGTTGAAAAAAATGGATAAATTAAATACATCGATCATAATAGAAAAAAGAGAAGAATTCATAGGAGATGTAACTTATCCAAATAGAGAAGATTCATTATTTTGGTGTATATTTATTTATATAAATGGAACATTGGAATATGAAAAAATACAAAGGTCTTATCACAATATTATAATATCAGAAAAACAAAAGATAGGAAACTATTATTCAAAAAATTTTAGAATAATGAAAGATCTAAATATAAAATTGACTCATAAAGAAATTCAACAAATTATATCAGATATAATGATAAATAATGAAGTAAATATAGATATGTTATATGCATTTTCAATTTATTTTAAACTAAGAATTTATATATTAAAACCAGATAAAGAATTATATGTAGATATAAAGCCTGATAATGAAGATAATTTTGTAGTATTAGTAAAGAAAGGTAAAGAATATGGTATAGATTTAGATAAATTATTATATCAAAAATTGTATAGATATTTTAAATTAGAAAAATATAATAAACCATTAAAAGGAATGTCTTATTATAATATGGGTGATTTAAGAGAATTGGGAGACAAATTAGAAATACCAAATATAGAGAATATAAAAAATAAACAAGATTTATACAGAGAAATATATATTTATTGTTCAGATTTTTAAAATTTTATTTAAAGAATTTATTATTTCTAAGAACAAATAGAGGTTCGGTTTTTTTTTCGGATGGAAAGTTATATTCAAAATATTTATTTAATTCTTCAAAATAAATAGATCCTTCAAATTCTGAATGTTCTGTATTTACCCAATTCATAGAAATTGTTTTGAATTTTTCAACAAAATTGTATTGTTTGTTATAAAGATCAATAGTAGAACCATTTTTTGTAGGGAATGTTTTAAGTTTCTTAATAATATCAACAATAATTTTAACTTTTTCCTCTTTTGAATAATACATATATTTATATAATATTATTTTTTTATATAATCTGAAATATTAACATCATTAATATGACCAATACAATATTTATCTAATAAACTAATAGCATATTCATCTCCGTGACCTTTAATAGAATTAAATTCATCTGTTGCATCTTTTAAATGAAACTTTTTAAGAATTCTCTTTCCGCCTGGATGACTATCAATATACTCAGTAACATCAAAATAGTGATCATCAATAATAACAATAGTTTTTTCCGTATTTTCCATATATAATACTTTTAAAATAAAAAATTGAATTAAACAATATAATATATATAACAATAATATATATATTATAATGGATAAGAACCAAGTGAAAGATATGAAAGATGCAAAAGAACGTTTAGATATAATGCTTAAAAGGTATTTAGATGTGAATCCAATGGAAAAAATAAATAATAAAACAAATGAAATAGAAATGAGATTTGGAGGAAAATCAAAAGCAAAACCTATAAGTAAGATAGATTATGATAATGTTGCCAAAATTTTGTATCAATATGGATTTAAGCCAGAAAATCCAAATGGTTTTCATAGTTTACGTATAAAACATGAATATACAGATATAAATACAGGTAAGAAGAAGATGTCAAATATTCGTTCAGAGATAGTAGGTATAGATTTAATACAAGAGTTTTGTAAAACAAATAGTTTACAAAAATTATTAGATTTACCATCAATGAATTTTGATAAATTAAAGTTTACACAAAAAACCTTACCTAAGAATGGCGAAGAATTCATATATCCAGTAACTTTTGAAGATTTTAATATGATGATATCTTATCAATTGGAGCAAAATTTTACATCAAGAGATAACATAGTAAATTCTTATATAAGAAAATGGTCAGATTTATTAAAAACATATCGTTTAATAAATCGTGTTCGTTTTGTTCATGAGAGTTTACCAATATTTGCAGATCTGAGTATAATAAAACAATCAAAAACAACAAATAATGGAAAGGTACCAATGAAAACATATACTATACAACAATCAGAAATATTTGATTCATTAGAGAAGTATGATATAGAAATGGAATTAGATAATTCAAGAATAGGTTTAGGTACTAGTTATAATACTTTACAATCATTAAGAGATTTAATAAAAAAAGTAATGAGAATAGTGTTAAGTGGTTTACAACAAACAAATTATCCAATATCTTATAAAGAAGAGAAATATTTAAAAGTGGAATATATGAAATTGTTACATGGGGAAGGTTTTGAAAAAATAGAGAAACCAAACGTAGGTCCAGAGAATTTTATAGGTCCAAACTCAGTGACATTGTTAGTAAAACATTTAATGGATTTAGAAGATATGAAAATACCTAATATCAAAAAGAATTATACAATAACAGATAAAGCAGATGGAGATCGAAAGATGTTGTTTATAAATGATGTGGGTAATATTTATTTAATAGATACAAATATGAATTTAACATTTACAGGTGCAAAGACAACAAATTCGGATCGTTTTATGAGTTTATTAGATGGTGAACATATAAAATGTGATAAAAACAACAAAGTAATAAATTTGTATGCAGCATTTGATTTGTATTATATTAACAAGAAAAGTATAAGAGACTATCCATTTGTTTATAGTGAAGATGATGAATTGTTGGAAAAGAAACCAAAATATAGATTAAAACTATTGAATGATTTTGTTAGAGAATTAAATCCTAAAAATATAATGAATTCAGAATTACCTTGTAGTATAAATATAATAGTAAAGAAATTTGAGGCAACTTCTTCTGAGAAAACCATATTTGAATGTTGTTCAAATATATTATCAGATGTAAAAGATAATGTTTATCAATATAATACAGATGGATTAATATTTACACCATCTAATAAAGCTGTAGGAAGTGATGTAATGGACGTTGCTTGTCCTTTAAGAAAAACAACTTGGGAACATTCATTTAAGTGGAAGCCTCCTGAATACAATACAATAGACTTTTTGGTATCAATAAAGAAAGACAAAACAGGAAAAGACGAGATACATAATATATTTCAAGATGGAACAAATGTAACATCTTCAAACAATATAGTACAATATAAAACATTAATATTAAATTGTGGATATGATGAGAAAAAACATGGATATTTGGATCCATTTAATGATATAATCAATGAAAAAGAAATGAAAGATGTAGATGATAATGAAAATAAATACAAAGCTGTAAAATTTCAACCAAGTAATCCTTATGATAAAAATGCGTGTTTTGCAAATATAATATTGAAACAAAATGGTAATCAATTATTATTAACAAGTGAAGAAAACGAAGTATTTGAAGAAAATACTATAGTAGAATTTAAATATGATTTGACAAGAGAACCAGGTTGGAGATGGGTGCCAATACGAGTAAGAAATGATAAAACGATTCAATTAAAAGAAGGAAGAAATCAATTTGGAAATCCATATCATGTAGCAAATGAGAATTGGCAATCTATACATAATCCAGTAAGTTTTGAAATGATAACAGAAGGAAAAAATGTACCAGACATAATGGAAAATTTGGAAGATGATGAAAATAGTAATATGGATGATGGTATTTATTATAATAGAGATGGAAACACAAGGAGTAGTCAAGCAATGAGAGATTTTCATAATTATATAAAACGTAAATTGATTACAAGTGTATCTGAACGTAAAAATAATTTAATTGATTATTCAGTAGGTCAAGGAGGTGATTTACACAAATGGATTCAAGCAAAATTGGATTTTGTATTAGGAATAGATATA